GTGCATACCAGAGGGCTTCAAAGATGCTAATGATATGCTCAGACAGAATGAAATCAGACAGTTTACTAAAGCTTATTGGGATTCAAAGACCTATACTCCTACAGGAGTTATTAATGTATCTGAGAAGTCTGCTGAATATAAGAAGAGAGAAAAGAAAAAGTCTGTGCCTTATCCTTATGAAGGTTTAAACGAAAAGCTTTATGGACTACGACAAGGAGAGCTAGTTACTCTTACCGGTGGTACAGGACTTGGTAAGTCATCTGTAACTAGAGAGCTTGAACACCATCTTATTAAGAGTACCAATGACAATATAGGAGTGATAGCACTTGAAGAAGATTGGAGAAGAACCATTGATGGTATTCTTTCTATTGAAGCTAATGCTAGACTTTACATTGACCAGGTGCGAGAACAGTTTACTGAAGAACAAATAGATAAGTTCTTTGAGATTCTTTATGATGGTGAAAACAAAAACAGAGTTTGGATTCATGCTCACTTCGGTACCAATGACATAGAAGAAATCTTTAGTAAGCTTAGATTTATGATTATCAGTTGCGATTGTAAATGGGTAGTCATTGATCACTTACACATGTTAGTTACTGCTGTGACTGAAGGCGATGAAAGAAGAGCCATAGATAATATTATGACTAGGCTTAGAAGTATCGTAGAAGAAACAGGAGCAGGAGTTATCTTAGTATCACACTTGAGAAGAACCTCATCTGATAAAGGACATGAGAATGGTATTGAAGTTAGCCTATCACACTTAAGCGGCTCACAAAGTATTGCTCAGCTTTCTGATTGTGTGATTGCTTTGGAGAGAAATCAACAGGCAGATGATGCTCAAGAAGCCAACACAACTCGTCTGCGTGTGTTAAAATCTAGATATACTGGTGATGTCGGTGTTGCTTGTTATCTCAAATACAATGGAGAAACAGGAAGACTTTACGAGTATGAACAAGAAGAGGACGACTTTTGAAATTAGTATTTGATATAGAGACCGATGACATTAAAGCCACTAAGGTTTGGTGTATCGTAGCTCAAGATATTGAAACTAAAAAGATATATAAATTTAGACCAAATGAGATTGAGAAGGGACTAGAGTTTCTAGGTAAAGCTGAAAAGTTAATTGGACATAATATTATAGGCTTTGACTTACCTGTTTTAAAAAGTCTCCATTCCTTTGATTATAAAGGTAATGTCATAGATACTTTAGTTCTTTCTCGTCTATTCAATCCTGTTAGAGAAGGTGGTCATAGCCTAGAAGCTTGGGGTAACACACTTAATATAGCTAAGACAGAGTTTGAAGACTTTGAAAACTTCTCTGAAGAGATGCTTGATTACTGCGTACAAGATGTCAAAGTAAACACCAGGATATTCAATAATCTGATCAATGTTTCTAAAGATTTCAGTAAAGAATGTATGAGATTGGAGCATGATGTAGCTCCTATCATCAAAGAACAAGAACAGAACGGCTTCAAGTTTGATATGGTTAATGCCACTATGCTCTTAGCTCGATTGCGTGAACGCATGACAGAGATAGAAACAGAGGTCAAGAAAGTATTTAAACCTCGTATGCTTGATGTCAAGTTAGTAGTACCTGTATTTAAAAAAGATGGCACTTTATCTAAAAGAGGACTAAGACCCTCTGAATATGAGAATATACTAAACACCAACGACTATGAGCCTTTCTATCGTAAAGAATTACAAGAGTTTAACTTAGGTTCAAGAAAACAAATAGGAGAATACTTAGTAGACTTTGGGTGGAAACCTAAGAAGTTTACTCCAACAGGTCAGCCCATCGTTGATGAATTAACTCTATATGAAGTGGAAGGTATTCCTGAAGCTAAGCTTATTGCTGAGTATTTATTAGTACAGAAACGATTAACACAGATAGAAAGTTGGGTTGATGCAGTCGAAGACGATGGTAGAGTTCATGGTTTTGTTATTCCTAATGGTACGATAACCGGTAGAATGACCCATAGAAATCCTAACATGGCTCAAGTTCCTAGCATTCATTCCCCTTATGGTCAGGAGTGTAGAGCTTGTTGGGTTGTCGAAGACGAATATAAATTAGTAGGTGTTGATGCTAGTCAGCTTGAGTTGCGACTACTATCACACTACATGAACGATGAGGAGTATATAAAAAATGTTTCAACTGGAGACATTCATGCAACAAATCAAGCCTTGGCAGGACTTGAATCAAGAGATCAAGCAAAAACTTTTATCTATGCCTTCGTTTACGGAGCAGGAGATTCAAAGCTTGGCAGTATCATTGGAGGAAATACAAAAGATGGTCAACGATTACGAAAGAATTTTCTCGATAATATCCCTGCACTTAAAAATCTGCGATTTAAAGTTACAAGAGCTGCAGCAAAAGGATGGATTAAAGGACTAGATGGTAGGAAACTATTCATTAGGTCTGAGCATGGAGCATTAAATACGTTATTACAGAGTGCTGGGGCTATCTATATGAAGAAAGCTTTGATACTATTAAATGAAAGATTAAAACTTTCAGGTATGGATTTTAAATTTGTAGCTAACATACATGATGAATGGCAGATAGAAGTCAGAGCTTGTCAGGCTACAAAGGCTGGTGCCTTAGCTGTTGAAGCTATGGTCAATGCAGGAGAAGAACTAGGGATTAGATGTCCTATGACTGGAGAATATAAGATTGGAAACAACTGGAGTGAAACCCACTAGAGTTAGAAGCACTAGCTTTGAGAATGGTGAATGGTGGTACATAAGACCTAATGGTAAACGAGAACGAGTAGCTTCTTATTTAAAGAAGAACGATACCAGAATGTTTGTTGCTGGTAAGTATGTTAGTAAATCACATCCTTTACACAAACCAGGAAACTATAAAACATTTGAACAAGCAGCTTTTCAGAGTCTTGGTAAATACAAAGAACTTAATGAAGGTTTTGTTTACATTATAAGTAATAAAGCTTGGCAGGGCTGGATAAAAGTAGGACGAGCTGCTGATGTTCAAGATAGATTTAAACACTATCAAACCTTTAGTCCCTTTAGAGATTACAAATTAGAGTATGGTAAGTTTGTTACTGACTGTAAAAAGATAGAACTGTTATGGCATAAGAAGCTATCCAAGATGGTTCCACATCAAAAAGAGTGGTATAAAATCCATTTTGTTGATGCAATTTTAGAATTAGATGGTATAATATATAATGAAGAAAAAAAATCTTGATACCCTCGTTGAGGACATCTACAAAGCACTAGAGCCTTTGGCTCACAACAAACCTTTACCAGTTACAGAGGAAGACCTCGAGAACTTCGGTAAAGACATGAAAGAAACCCTTGCTCATTGGGCTTTGCCTGAAGAGAGGGGAACCTCTACCTTACGAATGTCTAACATTGGTAAGCCTGAAAGACAGCTTTGGTTTGATGCAAAAAGCGAAGCTCCTCAAGAAATAATAAATCCATCCGTTTATATTAAGTTTTTATATGGTCACTTATTGGAGACTGTATTACTTTTTTTGGTCAAACTTTCTGGACATAAAGTAGAAGATGAACAAAAGGAAGTAAATGTCGAAGGTATTAAAGGTCACATGGACTGTAAGATCGATGGTCAAGTTGTCGATATTAAGACAGCTTCTTCTTATGCGTTTAAAAAGTTTAGTGAAGGCACATTATCTGAGGAAGATTCCTTTGGTTACATTACGCAGCTAACAGGCTACGAAGAGGCGGAACAGACTAATGAAGGTGGTTTCTTAGCCCTAAACAAAGAGACTGGAGAGATAGCCTTGTTTAGACCTAATGAGTTTGATAAGCCTAATGTTAAATTAAGAATACAGAATCTTAAAAAGATATTAAAGAAGAGAACTCCACCTGAGTTATGTTATCAACCTGAAGCAGAAGGTAGCTCTGGTAACTTTAAACTACCAAGGTTATGTACTTACTGCCGACATAAGTTTGAATGTCATAAAGATGCTAACAATGGTAGAGGATTAAGAGTATTTAAATATGCTAGAGGTCCTGTATTCTTTACACATGTAGAATCAGAACCTAAAGTAGAGGAAATAATTTATGAGAGCAAAAAAAGCAAAAGCAATAAGAAGAAAAGCTAAAGAGATTCTAGTAGATTGGATATGTAAATACATACCTGATGAAGAAAGGAAGAAGGTTACTCCAGACACTGTATTAGATATGATGCCTGATACGGGAACGCATATTTATGCACAGGGCAAAACAATCCTTAGTGCCTGGAGTTTCAGATGGGTTGTTAAGAATATTAAACAACTATTAAAAAGTAAGTCGTTGGAAGACATATCAGTAGAGGACATTGAAAATTATGTACAAGTTTAATGAAGATAAGTTAGTTGAAGAATTAAAACGATATATATATGACACCTATGGTCAGCACTATGCTACAGATAAGTACCAAGCTACAGATGTTATTATTGATTCTGGACATGGGACAGGATTCTGCATGGGAAATATTATGAAATATGCTAAACGTTATGGTAATAAAGAAG